AAGATAGACTTCCTGTTGCACGGAAAATTGTTGAAATTGCTAAAAGTCAGGGTGTTGATCCAGCATTAGCGCTGGCAGTAGCGTTGCAAGAAAGCGGCCTTGATCAGTCCAAGGTTGGTGGTGTTGGTGAAATTGGCATCATGCAAGTGCGCCCTTCTACGGGCAGGATGCTGGGCTTTAAGGAAGAAGAACTTAAACAGCCCGATACCAACATCCTTGCGGGTGTGACTTATCTTCGGCAGGGCATTGATCGCTTTGGTGATCCTTTGATGGCAGTGGCCGGGTATAACGCAGGCCATGATCATCCGTTTTTTACCAGCCCCAAGAAAAGCCAGTTGCCAGAAAGTACGCGCAACTATGTAAAGTCGATTGCATCACTTGGCGTGTTTGAGCCACAGCCAGAACGTGAGCCTCCTGAAATTACGGAGGCCAAGGGTGAATTAACACCGATTCCCGAGCAGCCACGACAGCGCGTTACGTTTGCTGATATGGGCCAGAAATTGATGGAAATGGGCGCCGAGTCTGATGTTGGCCAGCTATCAGCCGACGTTGCTGGTGCCGTCCTAGGAACAAAAGTTGCTGGCATGATGGCCGGTAAGCCTCAAGCTGGAGCGCTGCCTACTGCAGCACCTTCGGTGGCTCCAACTGCTGCGCCTGGAACAAGTCCCGTCATCACTTCACCGGGTGGTGCTTTGCCGCCTGCGCAAGGTCCGATTCAAGGGCCGCCTGCTGGCGGTCGAATGACGCAAAATTGGATCAGAGCACAAGATGTTCCTGGCGCAGGCGCTTACGAAGATGTGGCTCAAAAAGCGCGAAGCATGAGTGAGGCGCATCAAATGAAAGAGGCAGCCATTCAAGCTGAAAATAAGATCAGAGCTATGGCACCAGAAATGCGCCAGCAACCAAACCGTGCCGGGTTATTCCTGCCATCACAAGAAGGCGCTGGCCCTCGAGGCGCTCGCACTCAGCCCATCCCGCAAGTCAAAGGTCCAAGTGCTTTTCAGCGCGGCTCTGCACGCATGGCAGCCATGCCTCGCTTGCCAGGCGCTATTGGTGGCATTGGTGTAGCCGAGGGTTTGATGGAAACCGAGCGCCGCGTCGGTGAAGATGACATGGTTGGCGCAGGCATTTCAGCCCTAGGTACGGTGGGCGGTGCTGCTGCCATGACGCCATTTGGCCCTGCAAGACTGGTAGGCACGGCTGCTGCGACAGCATCACCACTTGCGATGTATCTCTATGACAAGATGCGTGGCAAGCGCGAAAGCAATATGCCCCTGCCACTTATCTATCGTTCGCGGTATGGTGGCTAGCGTTTATACCGAGCCTTGAAGCAAACTTTGCACTCTGCCAGCCAACCACCCCTGGAACGCTCATAAAAGCCCTCTACGGGCTTTGTGTCCTGGCACTTAGAGCAAACCTTCATGCCGTCCTTTACGGCGTTCCTACGCTCAAATAAACGCTCTGGTGGCCATCCTTGATTCACACGCCACTTCAGGGTGTAGTAACTTAGCTTTCCTCGTTTGGCCCACTCGCGGAGAGTGAGGGTGGTCGAACCGATGGTGAGAACTCTCTCGTTAGAAATCTGGTTTGGCACTTTTTGCATTCGCGTCTTCGTTCTAAATAAAATCTAAACTTGTTTGGTTCCCAGTAGGACCTGGTGTCAAGGACGGTTGTCTTGTAGGACCGTCCTGACTCGTTTCGACAATATGGGCATTGCATCGTGCAGTCTCTTTCTCAATTCCAGAACATTCCAGGCCAGATCGTGCAAGTATTGATCGGCCAAGGCAGGATCTGTCTTCATTTGGTTTTGCGCCTGGTTGTGTAGTCGCTCGATAATTTTCAATTGCTTCTCGTATAAGCTCATCTAGGTCAGCATCCATTTGATCAGGGTAGTCAACCAATTGTCTGAGCATTCGATAGCGCAGCGCGTCATTCATTGCGCTCCTTTAGCTTGGCTTCGATGGCCCTAGCAAAACCACAGCGATCAAACCACGCCGCATTACTTTCATCAATTTTTTGAGACAAATAACTCAAGTCCTGAATCTCCTCATCCGTCAGCCCAACCCACGGCTTCTTTGATGGCGCTATGAACACAGGCTGTGGATTGAATACCTTGTCCTGTGGCTTTTTGCGGAAGTACACATGCCCTGTTCCAGTTGTGTGCATCCACGCCACCGGCTCTTGCTCTGTCTCAAGTGCTTGGCGCATGGCTTCCTTGCGTAGCCTGCTGACATGGCCTTTGTTGTACCCAGTCTTCCATGCAATTTCTGTGACCCTCAAAGATGGGTCTTTGACTAGCTCACGCACTTGTTTATAGCGATCCATGTCATCAAGATATGACTTGTCCTTTTGATGCTGATTGTGATCACCACTCATGGTCTTACCCCTAAAGCAATGCGCTCACGCTCCATACGTGCGCGTAATCGTTGTCTGAATCGATACCGTTTAGCAATCTCAGCCCGTGTCATCTTGGACCGTGGCTTGTCCTCACCGATACCAAGCTTGTAAATGTGCGTGGTATCCACACCGCGGGAGTTCTTGACCCAGCCCATGATGTGAATGACACCTTCCTTGTGTAAGGCCCTGAGATAAGACTGGACCGTTACGACATGCAGGCCTGTCTCATCGCAGATGTTGTACGCAGTGCAGCCATCCATCAGCATCCTGATCATCCGTGCGTACAAGAGTTCATTGATCTTGATCATGAGCGCACAGCTTTAACGGTGTGCCAATTGGCTTTGCTAGCACGAAGCCGTTGACCAAAGCGTGATTTTTGCTCAAGCACATTGCGCTTGTCTTTCAATACATCGTGCTGACGCTCCTTGGTCTCAGCGACCGTTTTCTTCAGATCAATCGGTTTATCCAACGTGCGAACCTTAAATCGTTTGAGATAGCCAATGATCTCGTTAGCTTCCTTGCCAGACATCAGCCATTCCCAAATCTTAGGTAGGTAAGCAGCAAGATACCTTGAAGGCGTAGCAAAGGTATGAAACTTATATTTTGGAACTCGCTTGAGCGTGTTGAACTGCTCCCAGGTCAGGTTGTGCTCATCACAAAACCAGGTGGCTAATTTGCCCATGTGGGAATTGCTCAAGTAGTTTCTCAACAGCCACCGATCCCAAGCCTCTTGCAAATCTTCCTTCTTAGTCTCGGCAGCTACTTCATCCAGCAATTCAAGTATGTTCATGCTGCATCTCCTGCGTGTAATTTCCATTCATCGTTATTGGTTTTGCTCAAGACTTTTGCTTCGACAGCACGAGCAAAGGCATAAAGCCAGTGATCAGCCGTCAGTGAGTCAGGGACACTGTCAGCACAGGCCCTGATGTCAGCATCGCTAAGCATGTTCTTGGCTCCTCCGCAAGAAGCTTGGCCCTTCCTGCTCGGCCTCGAGTTCGCGGATGTCGTTGGCTGCATCACTGACACCATGCCAGTCACGCCTGGCGATCATCACCATCATGTACTCGATCAGGACTTGAATTTGCACTTCGGGGTTTTGATAGTCTTTCATTGCTAATCTCCAGGGTTGCGTCTGCAATACGGATAGCCAATGTCGCAATGCGCTCTGGCGTATCTAGTGAGTAAGGTCCATCCTTGTAATGCTCAATGCCGCGGGACAAGATCCCGTTAAGCGCTGCAGCAATCAGCGTCAATCGATCATCATTCTTCGCCATAAGGCATACTCCAAAGTATGTAAATTAAAAACACAATCAGTCCAATCGAACCGACGCCAAACATCGCTGTAAGCCAGTCAATGAAGTCAGCCATCACCGTACCGCCCACTGTGCAACACCGTTGCTGAAGTAGATGACAGCACCAGCAAAAAGGGCGTACAAAAGCCACTGCAGGCCCTTGTAGCGAATCATTTGGTACGGTGTGCGGTCAAGTACCATCAGGTCATAAACCCAGTCCTGATCGTGGCTGTAGTAGTTCCTAGGGGCCGGTGAATAACACGCACTCACGCCAAATTTGTAGGGCCGTTTGGTTACGGGTTTAAGCTTGCTTGTCTCAAACTTCGAGATGGGGCAAGTGCCCAGGTGCTGTAAGTAAACTTGTTCCATTTAGAACGGTGCCTCCTCAACATCGGATAAGTCATCTTTTACAGGTGCCCACTTGATCTGGTCTCGGGGCAGGAACACCCACTCAGGAAATGGCCACTCACGGTCATTGATCAGTCGAACTGCACAAGTGCCATCAGGGTGCTCAAGTTCTAAGATGCCAAAGCCTCGTGGTGTCTTTACGCGTGTGCCTGGGATCATGCTGCTTTCCTCCTGCTTTTAATGTGCTCGATCATTGATACAAGCTCTTCCATTTCACCGACCAGGTTGTCGAAGGCATTGAGTTGGTAGCCATCAAGATCAGGCCACTCGCTTGCCAAGGTGCGATTTAAGTTGTTGGCCTTCTCGACTACATTGCACACCTGCAAGCGCAGGTCATATTTGTCAGATTCAATTAGCTTGTAGTGCATGGTGTCCTCCAAGGGGGCTAGGCCCCAGTTGTTTATCGTTGGATTACAGCGTTGCGTGATGTATCGCGCTTGACCTCATTGACGGTGTCAAACCCGCGTACGCCACAGTCAGTCTCGTCTGCGAAGTACCAGCCCTTGGCCAGCGTTACGATGATGCTGTTGCCCTCATTGCGCTCATCATCGATGTGTGCCACCCAAGGACGGGTGGCCAGCAGGTTGTTGAGTGTCTTGCTCATGCTGGCCTCCTGATTAGCGTGAAGTAACTTTGACTGAGAAGACTGCAGTGGTCTTAGTGAACTTGGCATAAGCCTCGGCACCATGAGCCTTGATGAAGGCATCTTTGTCGAAGACGCAACGATTGGTCTCGGTGTACGTAGCTTTGAAGAGTGAGCCTTCAACAGACTTGGCACCACCGTTGCTGGCACTGTCTTTGATGGCGTCTTTGATGGCATCGGCCTGCTTGGTCAGGTCTGCGATTTGGGCGAGCAATGCGCCGAGTTGGTCAACTGATGCTGCGGTGATGTTTGCGATGTCGTTTTGCATTTGGTTTGCTCCTGGGTTTGCTTACATAGCGACTTGCTATGGAATGAATCTTAGGCTTGTTTAATCCACTTGTCAACACCTATACAACCATTCATCCACCCAGGAGCTACCACTCATCCTACTGATAATTATTTTTGGCCTGCCAGAATGTCAGTAAGGCCTCAAACATCTTCCAGCCACGCTCCACATCAGCCTTTGTCCACTCGAAGAGTGATACCAGGCCAGCATGAGTAGTGGAGACAAACACGTTGGCACAAGCCGCCTCGGGCAGGATCAATCCTGATCGGTAGGCTGCTAACTGCATCAAGTGCTCATCAAACCCTTGCGGATCATCGTTAGGACCAAAGGCCTTGGTCTTGATGTCAATGACCGCCACCTTGCAGTGCAGATCGCACTTACCACCAAAGCCTTGCGGGTGACTGAAGCTTTTTTCGCTGATCCATTCCTGCTTGCCATACGCTTTGTCGAGGATCTGCTTGACGGCTAAGTAGCTCTCGTTTGGTGGCCCACCCTCGAAAGCGCTTTGGACCTTGGCATGGATGGCAGTACCCAGATCCCTGGCTTCTGAAGCCTGCTCTTTGCTGTCCTTTAAGACTCGGTCAGCGTAAGCATCAAGACTCTCATCATCACGCTTGGGTAGCGTCATCGCAGCCAACAAGATCTGTTGCTGTTTCCAGGCCTCTAAACCGGGCTTGGCTGCGACGTTGAGGATGGTTGTGACGGAAGGTACCAGGTCATACTTGCGAGCGTCTCTGAGCGTTGTATTGCGCAGGTGGCCAGCATTGGATTTGACCTGGTACATCGGCTCGCCGGTACGGGTGTACCAGTGGCCTGCTTCGCTTGGCTGTGCCTTGACTTCCATCAGATCTTGCTCAGGCTGACTTGGTAAAGCTCAAAACCCTCAGCTTTCAGGAAAAGCATTAACTGAGCGTCATTGGCTGGCGTCAGCAATCGATTGCCACTGGGAGCAATCAGTAAAGTCTCATGCTCTGGCATCTTCGCGGGTAGCTGATTAACTGCTTCTTGCAAGTGCGATGTGCCGTTACGGATCATGTTGTTGAGTGCAACATAGGCGGCCTGGGGTCTAATTTCTTCCATCGTAGTTTCCTTTACAGTTGGTTTCCAATCTTTAATCGTTCCTTCATCTCGATACTTCATGCGACTTTTGCTAATAACTTCTTTGGTTGCATCTTCCAGCGAAAATCGTGGTATTGGCTGGTTAGTCACAATCAGACGGCGCCAGTGATAGATGGTCTTGCTTGACACACCAAACTCCAACTCCAACGCAACTGGACTCTCGCCGCGGAAGACCCTGCGCATCAAGATGTTCCACTCGGCGTTTTTCAAAAACTTCTGTGATCTGCGCTTTCTCTTTACGGGCTGAAAGTTAATCTCAGCTTGAGCGCTGGAGAAGGCATTAACGGACTCAAGGGTTTGTGCCATTGGCTTGCTCCTGTAACCAATATCGAGGCCATAAAAGCGTTGTGCTACGTCTTGCTCCAACATGTTGCAAAGCCTGTGGTTCGTAGGACTCTCCACTTGGATGCACCCAAAAGCCTTCTTTGGTGTAATGAGGTACTAGCGTGACGTCATCAACGAGGTACACAGTAACCCAGTCACGTTCTGCCATCAGCGACTGAGTTGCTGCTTTTTGTGTGAGTTGTTTCGTTGCCATAACTAAAACGGAATGTCGTCATCGACATCAGCCAGTGATGTGGGTTTGCTTATGCTTCCAGCAATACCCTGCCACTCTGGCGCTTGCATGATGACGCGCTTAAAGCCATCACTTAACCCGTCAAATTCGTGCTGCTCGAAGTAAGCAAAGCTAAAGTAAGTGCGCTTGTTGATCATTTCAGGGATGCCAAGCTTGCGCAGGGCTGCTGGCACTGCAGTCACTGACTCGACATTGGCATAAGTGCGGCCATCTTTATGTGAATGCGTCACGGTCAGCATACAAGCCTTGCCGATGATGGTGCGCATATCAAAACCTCGAAGCTCTTTGTCAGTGAACTCTGAGCCGCGCCAGGACACAAGCATTTTACGAAGCTTGGCCTTTTCATTGAGTGATAGCGTGTAGCGCTGGCTTAAAGACAGTGGCCTGCCATCTTCGAGTGTGAGGGCATTGCCATCGTGGTCCTCACCATGTAACTCCCACAAGATCCTGCACTGGCGCTGGTGCTTGATTTCACCCTGCCAATTCGACTTTTGCGTGCCCAAATCAACGATGCCATAGCAGATGGCCAAGTGCGAGCCTTCAGGCACAAGTTTGTATTCTCGGGTTTGCGTGGTTTCAGAGATCAGCATATTTACGTTCCTTTTTGTAAAGCGTTAATCCAAGTTCGTTTGCAAGCCATTTCCAATCGTTTTCACTTGCCGCACCAGACCTGGCACGGATAAAAGCTTCCTCGGTCATTTGCTCGCGCTCTTCACACATTTGCTGCCATTCATCATTTCTTTCCATGGGTTTGCTCTAAAGTTTGCTGAGTCTAAAGTGTTTCATGTATCGAACACCTTGTCAACATATTTGTCTATAGCTTGCATGAATTTGCCCGTTCGAGTAATCTAACTCCATGAACATCCGAGAACTTATTGAATCTGTTGGCGGCATACGGGCTGCAGCCAGGCTCTTAGGCGTTGCGCCTTCCACGGTCCATTACTACTGCAAGCATGACCGTATGCCTCTTTTTAGACTGCTTGTGCTGACAAAGGGCAAGCTCATCCACACACCAATCAAGGAGCATGAAATTGAACGTAAATGAACTGCAGCCCATCGGCCCCATCGAAGTTGAGATTGATGGTGCTATGCACCGCATCACAATTCCTGAGAACTGCACGGGCTATGAAGCTGCTCAGTTGTGCCACATGATGACTTTTGCTGTGCTTGCCAAGACGCCATTGGACTTCACAGCATTTGTAAAAGAGAAGGGCATTGAGCGCCTTTTTGTGAAGTCATGAAGATTGCCGCGCTCTTGCTGGCATTGCCAGTTGCAGTCTCAGCACAGACTTGGTCTGCCAGCAATGAGGGCGGTGGAGAAATTGTGCTGACCTTGCGGCAAATCAAATGCAAGGAATTTGGCAAAAGCCTGGTTGATGGTTACAGCTACGGATCAAGTGGGAAGATGGTGGAATTTTGTTGGACCGTAGTTGACGACATGATCCGAGTTGTTTACTTGCATGATGCAAGCGTGCGGGTTTATAGGCCAGAGATTTTTAGTAAGAAAACAGACAAATGACTAAGGAAGACATCATCCGCATGGCTAGGGAGGCCAACATTAAGCAAGCCATTGAAACACCCCATTTACTGATGGTGCATGAGCTTGAACGCTTTGCTACCCTTGTCGCCAAGCATGAACGTGAGGCGTGTGCGAAGTTTATTGAGCATGACTATGTGCGCCAGTTTGAAAGACCTTGGCGTGACGATTTATCTGCCGCCATACGAGCAAGGGGGCAGCCATGACTAAGACCGAGATTGAGATAGCCAAGACTGCTTATGCGATGGTCAAAAGCATTAGCCATCATGTAGACCTAATTGGCGAGCAATATGACAGCGATTTTGCCGAGCAGGTTTACAATTCGGTAGCACTCACGATGCTAACCAAGATCTGCCTGGGCATTGCTGAGAATAACGGTACCGCAGCTTTTGAAAGTTATTGGTCAGACGTTGATAGCAAGTTGCGCGAGATGATCCAAACTTTTGCTTGCGAACCAACAAAACATTAAGTAAAGTCCAACGGGCATGGCTAGGGTAGCTCCCGAAAAGCGACTTCGTCACTCGCCTGCCAACGCCCAACTTCAGTGACGACAAACCTTTGACGAGGGTTGTATATGCGTATCAAAAACTGGAAAAAGTTTCAGCACTTCCGCGATCGTAAGCCACCGTGGATCAAGCTTTATCGTGACCTGCTTGATGACCGCGAGTGGCATAACCTTGAACCCAAGGCATCCAAAATGCTCGTCATGCTTTGGCTTTTAGCCAGCGAGAATGATGGCGAGCTTCCAGACCATGAAACCATAGCTTTTAGGCTGAGATTGTCAGTTCAGCAGGTGAAACATGACATTTCAAAGCTATCTCAGTGGCTGGAGCAAAGCGATATCAACGTGATATCAGGTGGATATCAAGATGATCCTCTAGAGACAGAGACAGAGGGAGAGGGAGAGGATGCCTCCACTCCAAAAAAAGCTTCGCGGTTACCAGATGATTGGGAGCCATCGGATGAGTTGATTGCCTTCATGCGCAAGGAACGGCCAGATCTAAATCCAAGCCATACCATCATGAAGTTTTGCAATTACTGGCAAGCCAAGTCAGGCAAGGACGCGACCAAGCTTGATTGGGATAAGACCTTCAAAAACTGGGTGCTGCAAGAAAAAGAGGGTAAAGCCAAACCATCTTCTGCAGGCCTAGATCCCTTCGCAGGTCGGGGTGGCGTATGAAAGGGCACGAGTATGTCTTGGACCTGTTGGCCAAAAAACAGCCGCCCCGCGCCGTTTTCATCGAGTTTGATGGCAAGCCTGATGCTTATCCTGAAGCCCCGGTGGTGGTAGTCACCAAGTGGGATTTTGATTATCGGTGGATCAAAGGCCTGGTGGCTCACGTTACAGGCCAAGACTCTGATGCAGTTGCCCGTGCCGCCAAAGAACTTTTGCGTTGCGGTGCTGCACGAGTCTTTGCTCATTACACTGAATCACGCTATCCCATTCTTTGGGACTCCAAGGTGGACGCATGAACAAGATCCCTGACGATATTGATTTTCAAGCTTGGTATGACTCCATGGAAGCTCAAGTGCGGGTTAGGTCCGCGGCTGACTGCATGGACCAACTCATCGATCAGGTCAAGAACCCGGTTACAACTAAGCCCATCACCATGCCCTGGTCCAAGACGCTGGGCCTCTTCGAGTTTCGGCCTGCTGAAGTCACGGTCTTTGCTGGCACCAACGGGTCTGGCAAGTCCATGCTGACCGGCATGATTGCCCTGAGCCTGATCGCACAAGGCCAGCGCGTTGTGATTGCAAGCTTCGAGATGAAGCCCTTGCGAACCCTTCAAAGGATGGTCAGGCAATGGTCTCGTCGCAGAGACCCTGCTGTAGCCGATTACGAGGCCTTCAAGGACTGGGTTGGCGACCGGATGTGGTTTTATGACCAGCAAGGCACGGTGAGCACTGCGCAGGTTCTAGGCGTTGGGAGCTACGCTGCAGCCAAGCTTGATTGCAAGCATTACTTGATCGACTCGCTGATGAAATGCTTAAGAGACGAGGACGACTACAACGGCCAGAAAAACTTTGTGGATCAACTCTGCACCCTGGCTCGAGATTACGACACGCACATCCACCTGGTGCATCACATCCGCAAGCAGCAAAACGATGAGAACGCACCCACCAAGATGGACCTTAAAGGCTCAGGCTCAGTGGCCGACCAAGTTGATAACGTGATCCTGATGCACCGCAACAAAAAGAAGGAGCGTGAAATTGAGGCTGGCCATGTTGTGGACCAGTCAATCCCTGATGCTTACTTAGCCATTGAGAAGCAACGAAATGGTGAGTACGAGGGCGTCATAAGACTTTGGTTTGACAAAAACTCACAACAATTTACGGATCAGTCCTATGGAAACCCCATTAGTTTTTGAGGCCACGCTGCCATGGCCACCCACCGTAAATTCTTATTGGCGGCACAAAGTCATTGGCAAGCTCGCCACCGTTTACGTTTCAGCAGATGGCCAGGCGTATCGGAAGGCAGTGAACTTATGTCTTATGGAACATGGGGTGAAGACTTACGCACTCGAGGGGGACCTACGGGTCGAGATCGAAGTGTTCCCACCGGACCGCAGGAAACGAGACATCGACAACTTGTTGAAATCCCTGCTGGACAGTCTGACTCACGCGCAAGTGTGGAAGGACGACAACCAAATCTCGGACCTGAGAATCTATCGCAACAAACAAATTGCCGGGATAGTGAAGGTCCGAGTGTATGAGCTAGAAACGCCTACAAGCGATTTTTCCAAAAGCATGTAGGTGGACATCAACCAACCATTATTTTTGCCTCTGAGGCGGCATAGCAAGGCTAGAAAGGGCATCCATGAATGACAATGTCAATCACCCAAAACATTACAACTCACATCCATCAGGTGTGGAGTGCATCGAGATTACTGAGCACTTCAATTTCAACATCGGCAACGCTGTTAAATATTGTTGGCGCGCTGGATTGAAGGGCGAGCAAGTTGAAGACTTACGCAAGGCCCGGTGGTACATCGACCGGGAAATTTCACGCATCTTGAATGAGAAAAACCATGAATCGTGATCCGCACAAAGCAGTTGACCACATCATCACGCATGCTCAGGAATTTGCCAATGCCAAAGCGAAGCGTGTCTTTCTTGAAGAGTTCAGGAAGAGCAAGAAGGCGTTGCTGATGAAGCAATCCATTGAAGGCGCCCTTGGCGCACAAGAGCGCGACGCTTATGCTCACCATGAATACGTTGAACTGCTCAAAGGCCTCAGGCGGGCCATCGAAATCGAGGAGAAATTGAGATGGGATCTGATCGCAGCACAAGCAAGAGTGGACATCTGGAGAACGGAACAAGCCAACCTCAGACTGGAAGGCAAGGCCACGATCTGATGAGCAACGATGGCCGCCACAAACAAATGCTTGCAGACCTGGCTGACTTCCTGGGCGCTGTGGCATTTGAAGATGACAAGGGCTGGACTGAGGAGGTATATGCCGAGGGCTGGGCTGCTGGCTTTCGAGCAGGCCTGGGTTATGCCGCCAAGATCGCACAATCACAAGGCAGGGGTTGGGGGATAGAACATGCCGAGCAGATACGAAAAGCTTTGTAATCTCAAGCAGGGTACCTGGTTCATCTTGATCCGATCGGGCGAAGTGCTGCAAAAGCTTGGCCCTATGAAGGACGACTACCGTTTCATCAGTTGCCGGGCTGTCACGGGTGATACCAAGGTGCTTAATTGCTTAGTTGGCGTGGAGACAATCGATGAACCAGGAAGAGAAAAAGCACCTGAGTAAGGTGGCTGCCATTGGCTGCGTGTTGTGCCATCTTCAAGGCACACCTGGTACGCCAGCAGAGATCCATCACCCGCGCAAAGGCACCGGCATGGCTCAACGTGCCAGTCACTGGGATGCGATACCCCTGTGCCCTGAGCACCACCGCGGCAAGACGGGCATTCACGGCATGGGCATCAAAGCTTTTACAAGCCACTACCAAGTGGATGAGGCTGAACTGCTTCATGTGACACGCCGTTTAGTTGCGTATCACGACCACTTGTCGGATGGATGGAAAGTGTCTACACAAGTGGATTAAAAGTATGTACGATGGAGTCTCAGTAGCAAACAACATTTAACTTTTATAGCAAACACCAGGAGCAAACAACATGAACGCAAACCTCAAAGCTGAATTGGTCAAAGAGTTCACCGCACAAATCACCCGTAGCGTCACCAGCACCTTCAACAACCTCGTTGAAAGATTCGGTCCCACAGTCAGCGGTGTGTACAACTCTCGCAGCGCTAGCGTGTGGCGCAATACCGTGCAATTTTGCGTTGTAAGAACAGGGA